CCAAATCCCCCCCTCCGCGATCATGGAAAAGCGTTCATGGTCACGCTGCGTAGCCCACGTTTGCGCAGGTCAAGCCATCAATTCGAACAGCCGCGTTTGCGCAGGTCAGAGCCCCCGGGATGGTCACCATCCGGACCATCCCGCCGCCGGCCGCTAGGCGCTGAGCACCCTGATGCGGGCCCGGCGCGGTTCGGGCAGCAGGAGCGCCTCGTGCACGGCCCCGGCGAACGCGTAGGCGGCGTCGACGTGCCCCTTCGGCGCCTCGTCGTCGCCCTCAGCACCGTCCGGGGCGGCGCTGGTGTCGTTCCCCGTCGCGCTTTTGCGGGCGAAGCGCCATCCGTCGCCGGATTTGAGCCGCGAGGCTGCGCCGAGGTGGGCGTTGAGCAGCGGGTCGTCGGAGTGTAGGATCATCCGGCCTTTTACGAGGCTGGCCAGGCCCATGCAGACCTCGCAGACGTCGCCTCCGGTGAGTTCGGCGTAGTGGGGGCGGCCGGGCGCGGCGTCGGCGAGCTTGACGGGGCGGCCTTTGGGCGCGCGGAAGACGGGTGCGAGCGACGCAGCCGGACCGGACGGGTACCAGGCGATGACGGAGGGCTTGATCCGCTCGAGCAGTCCGGCGAGTTCGAGCCGCGCGGCCGCGGCGGACGGCCAGGAGGCGGCGATCTCGCCGCGGACCTTCCCCTCGGGCGTCCTGGCGGCGACGGCGAGCGTGGCGTGACCGTCGTCGGGTGCGACGTCAAAGCATGCGGCGAGCCGGCCGCGGAGGCCGTCCATGGTGACGGCGGGGTCAGCGCCCTCGGCCCAGGCGGTCATGTCGATCGCGGAGTCCAGGTGACGGACTCGCTGGCAGAGGACCTCGGTCCTGTAGATCTCCACCGGGTCGTTCATGGCGGTGCGGATCGCCGAGGCGCTGATCTTGTAGCCGAGTGAGGGGTTGGCCTGGGCGATCTGCTGCCAGTCGTCTATCTCGCAGTAGGTGTCGCCCTCGTCGTCGTACTCGCCGGACCACTCGAGCAGACAGATGGTCGGGTCGCGTTCGGTCAGGGCGGCGTCGCGGAGCTGGTTGAGGACGACGGAGTTGTCATCGCCGGCGTTGGACATGGCCCAGATCTGGCTGTTGGCCTTCGCCATGGTGGTCTTGGAGGTGGCGGCCCACGATTTCCAGTCGTAGTGCTGCGCGAGCTCGTCAATGTTGACTTCGTCGTTGCTGCCGCCGCGGCCGGCCTTGCGGTTGGGTGCCTTGATGGCGTACCGCGAGCCGTTGGCGGTCCAGAACATCTCGTCGCCGTTGACGTTGCGGACCCGGCCCCATTCGGCCTCGAGGGCGGGAGTCTCGTGGATGGTTTCCTGGCACATCTGCCACTGGTCACGGGCCAGCGAAAGGTCTTGGGCGATGCCCAGGATGCGGCACTTGGGCTGCATATACATGCGCCATAGGCTCACTGTCCGCTTGATAGTCGATTTACCGTTCTGCCGCGCAACGACGATGATGACGATGCGGAACCGGTAGTCGCCGCCGGGCAGAAGCTCGAGCGCGTGGATGACCGCCCAGCGCTGCCAGGGCAGCAGGGGCTCGCCGATCATGTCGGCGAAGTCGGCGACGTCGTACCCGTCGCTGGTGCGGCGGTTCAGCGGCCTCAGCGGGGGCGTGAAGAGGCGCGGGGTGGTCTTGCCGCGGATGTTACGGGGTGCGGCGCGAAGCGCGGGAGGCGCGGAGCCGGTCGAGCTGGCTCGGGGCGGCATCGGCGGCCTTGTCACCCCCGCCCTTGGCGAGTTTGGAGATGCGGGCCGCGGCGTCGGGGGTGGCGCCGAGCGCGTCGAGTGTCTTCAGGAGCTCGGGCCCGATCCACCGCAGCCCCCACGCCTGGTCGTGCGCCCGGTCGCTGCCCCGGTCGGGCAGCGCGTCGATCACCTGGGCGTAGCGCTGCGCCAGTTTCTTCGCCGCGGCGTGCTCGGGGCCGAGCTCGAGACTCGCGAGGGCTTCGGCGACGGCGGGCCAGAGCAGTTCACTGACGTCACGCAGCGGTGGTGCCACGGCCTTGTTCCTGCACCGCCGGCCGCAGTCCCCGCTCGCTTTCGTCGGCTTCGAGGCCGCGCTCGATCAGCACGGCCGCGGCGGTAGCCGGCTTCCAGTGGTTACGGCGGGCGAGGCGGCCAAGGCGCGCTGCTGTTTCCGGCGTGAGGTTCACGGTCATCTTCTGGCTGCGAAGTGCATCCATGTGGACCCCCTCTGTTAACGGTTAATGCCCTCTGAGAACGGTTAAGGATTCTCAGTTAACGGACACGAAATGATCCTAGTTTCGGATGTCCGTAATTATGCTTCCTGCCAGGACCAGCCGCCATCATCCGGTCGGGTGTCGTCGCGGCTGACGTGCAGGGAGGGCCTGAGTGCCGGTCGGCATTTCGCGGGGGCCGCTCCGCGCTCCCCGGCACCGCGCCGGGTGGTGCCGGGGAGCGGTTTCGTGACCGCCGCGACCCTTCAGGGCGCCGGCGGACGGCGCAGCCTCGTCGGCAAGCTCGGCTCTGCGCTTCTGGCGCGGGCCCGTGCCAAGGGGAAGCCCTCACGGCTCGCCGCAGCAATCGCCGTGGCCCGCCAGCACGTGATGACCGCGGCGGCGCTGGCCTCGGCCGACTTCGGCGCGTTCCACTGGGGCACGGGAGTGGGTTTTCTGGTCCTCGGCGCGTCCCTGCTGGCGCTTGACTTCGCGGTCACTGGTTAGCCATGGCCGTCACCGACCCGCCGCCGCTGAACGTCCTGGCCTCGTGGCCGGTGACGCAGGTCGCGCAGCAGGGCTGGGAGTGCCCGAAGTGCGGACGGGTGTACTCGCCGGCGATGGTGATGTGTTCGTACTGCCCTGAGCAGGCTGTCATCAGCAGCGGAACGAGCGTGTGCACCTACGGGACGACCGCGGTCTGCCCAGTTCACTGCAACGCACTGACGGCCCCCACTCGGATCATCAGCAACGCGCTGGCCGGCCACGCATGAGCCTCATCGGGAAGGCGCTGGCCCTGGCGAACCCGGCCGGGCCGCCGGTCCCCATGGGCGAGTCCGGGATCTGGCAGCTGCCGCGGGCATCGTCCTCCAGGGGCAACGCCGATGAGGCGATGCTGCGCGCCTACGGCCGCAACGGGACCACGTTCAGCAATGGCGCCCTTCTCGGCGCGGCCACGGCCGGCCCGGAGTGGCAGCTGTTCGAGTCTCCCAGGCAGGACGGCCGCCGGAGGTACTCCACGTCCGACCAGGGGTCAGACACGCGCCGGCAGGTGCCCCAGCATCCGGCGCTGAACCTGCTGAGCCGGCCGAACAAGTTCTGGTCGCGGTTCCGGCTGTTCGAAATCAGCCAGCTCTACCAGGATCTGACCGGCAAATGCCACTGGGTGATCACCAAGTCGGCGAACATGCCGATCGGCATCTGGCCGGTCCGGCCGGACCGGATGCAGCCGGTTCCCGACCCGGACCGGTACTTGCTCGGCTGGCTGTACACCTCACCGGGCGGCTCCGAGACGATCGCGCTGGACCCGGACGAGGTCATCTACAACCCGCTGCCGGACCCGCTGGACTCCTACGGTGGCACGGGGCCGATCCAGTCGGTGATGACCGAGATCGACGCGGTTGAGTACGCCGCGCAGTACAACAGGAACTTTTTCTCCAACTCCGCCCGCCCGGACGGCGTGCTGAGCGTCGACCACCGCGTCAGCGACGAGGAATGGGACGAGCTCACCGACCGGTGGCGTGACGCGCACCGCGGCGTGGCCCGGGCGCACCGGGTGGCCGTGCTCGAGGGCGTGACCTGGGTGCCGACGAGCACCGCGCCGAAGGACATGGACTTCCCGGTTTTGATGTCAACGGGCGGGGACCGGATCCGGGAAGCGCTCGGCATGCACAAGATCATGACCGGGCTCGTGGACGACGTTAACCGGGCGAATGCGCAGACCGGTGAGGAAATCTTTGCCGCCTGGAAGGTGGCGCCGCGTTTGCGCAGGTGGCGGGATGTGCTCAATTTCCAGTTCCTGCCATTGTTCGGCGACATGGGCCAGGGTTATGAATTCGATTTCCGCTATCCCATGCCCGTTAATCGCGAGCAGGACAATCTGGAATTGACCGCGAAGGCGAATGCGGCTCTTGCTCTCGTCACAGCGGGTTATGACCAGTCGGACGTGCTCAAGTGCGTCGGGCTCCCGGACATGAAGCCGGTCCTGCACATCACCGACGTGCCTGCCCTGCCGCCGCGCTGGACGACGCCGATGGCGTCCCCGGCCGCCGGGGGCACGCCCGATGCGGCCGGGGAGGGCGCTGCGGATGCGGTGGCGCAGCTGCGGGCCCGCGCCGGGTGGGACTCGCAGGCGTGGGCTCAGCTCGAGGACCTGCTGCGGCAGGCAGCAGAGCAGCGGCAGAACGCGGCCTGGAACTCGCTGGCAGGTGCGAAGTGATAAAGCACCTCGCCACAAGGCATATTTCGATAAAATGTACGGCATACAGAACCCCCGCGACGGCTGGCACCGCCCGGGGGCCATGGTCAACCTGTGGAAGGCAGGTCAACATGACCGACGCTACTCGCGTGCCCGGAATGGCATGCGCCAGGCCAACGGAGAAGTTCCCGGAGGGGCGCACCGGAACCTGGGCTGGAGTCCACGCGCATCAGAGGGCGCAGGAGCCGCTATGCGCAGCATGCGAAGCGGCCGGCAAGGCGTACAGCGCAGGTCATTACCGGGAGCGCCTGTCTAAGCAGCGCAGGGCGGAGTACGAGCGCAACCGTGATCACTACGTTGAGCGCAACTACTGGGCGTCGCACCGGCTGACGCTGCAGGGCTACGAAGAGATGCTGGCTGCCCAGGGCGGTCGTTGCGCCATTTGCCGCACGGACAGGCCAGGCGGCAAGCACGGCAAGCGTTTCCATATCGACCACGACCACTCGTGCTGCCCAAAGGGCAAGTCGTGCGAGAAGTGCCGCCGCGGCCTGCTGTGCGCCAACTGCAACGTCGGCCTGGGCGCCTTCGGTGACGACCATGAGCGCTTGATGGCCGCACGGTCCTACCTCCTCAGTTACGGAATAGGGGCGGCCGTATGAACGTGTATCCGCTGAAGTGCCGCATCCGCGCAGAGGCTGGCGTCACCAGAGTAGACATCTTTGACGATATTGGACCTGGCGGATGGTTCAGCGAGGGGCTGACCGCTGCGGACTTCGCCAACCAGCTCTCCAGCATCCGCGGTCCCCTGCACGTGCATGTGAACTCCGGTGGGGGCGATGTCTTTGATGGCGTAGCCATCAAGAACACCATCGCCGCCCACAAGGGCCCGGTCACCACGATCGTGGACGGCATCGCGGCGTCCATCGCCTCGGTGATCATCCAGGCCGGCCAGGAGCGCGTAGTGCAGCCGGGCGCGATGGTCATGATCCACGACGCTTTTGGCGGCTGCGTCGGCAACGCGTCAGAGATGGCCAAGCAGGCGGAGACCCTGGACAAGGTCTCCGGTGACCTGGCGGACGTCTACGCGGGCCGGTCTGGCAAGGACGCGGCCTACTGGCGCGACCAGATGAAGGCGGAAACCTGGTACACCGCCGAGGAGGCCGTGAGCGCCGGCCTGGCGGACCGCGTTGGCGATGGTGTCGCCCAGCTTCCCGAGAGCATGGACCTCGCGGCACTCGGCAACATCCCCGGCCGCATCGCTGCCCGCCTGCGCGAGATGCCCACGGCGCACGCCCCGCAGCCGCAAGACGCGGCGCGTCACGACCCGATGAAGGGCACCCACAGCCACCCGCACCCCGCCTACGGCTCCCAGGGCGCGGACGCCATGCACAGCCATGAACATCAGCACGACGGCGACGCGAACCACAGCCACAGCCACGCTGCGGCGGACGACGGCGAGGGTGCCCAGGACAGCGCCAGCGGCCAGGACTGCCCGACGTGCAAGGGCACCGGCAAGATCATGGAAGGCAACCGGGACTGCCCCGACTGCGACGGCACGGGCAAGAAGGCCGCGGCAGCAGCGGCTCTCACCGCTGATGACGTGCTGGCGCTGATCCGCCACGAACTGCAGGCAGCCTCAGGCAAGCCCGGCACCCACGGTGACCACGAGCGGTTCGACCCGGACGGCGACGGCGACTGTGACGCCTGCCCCGAAGGCGACACCGACCACGACTACTGGACGGCGGCGGGCGAGCAGCTCAAGGACGTGCCGGGCAAGCCGATGGAAGACCACACGCCGACCGCGGCCGAGATCCGCGCGATCGTGCGCGAGGAGCTCGCCGGGCTGGCGACGTTCCTCGGCGCTGCGGTCGACAACAGCGAGTGGGACGCCTCCAAGGCGTGGCACAACGGCACCGAGGCCGACGACCCGGAGGCGTTCTACCGCGGCATCTGCGCCGGCGAGAAGACCTCGGGCGACCCGAAGACCCAGGCGCACTGGGCGCTGCCGTACAAGTACACGCCGTCCAGCGCGCCGAACGCCGCGGGTGTGCGCAACGCCCTGGCCCGCCTGGACTCCACGCAGGACCTGAAGGACGCCGAGGGCGCCCGCAAGAAGCTGCAGGGCCTGATGAAGCAGATCAACCCGGACTACGAGCCGGAAGACAGCGCCGGGGACGGCCCCGGCGACACCAGTGAAGACGACCTCTCCGGGATCGACCTGGAGCAGATCAGGACCGGTTTCTCAGCTCTGAAGGGAGC